CTCTTCACGGGCTTTCTTGATAATGTGCTTGAGCGCCGTAACCTGTGTCTCCACACGGTTTTTAGCCTCTCCTAAGCGGTCATTGTCGCTTTTAGTGTACTTTTGCTGCAGCTCATCGTTTTCCTGCTGTACGCTTCTGGCATATTCAATAGCCGCTTCTTCACGACGTTGCGTTTCACGCAATCTTGCCGTCAGTTTATCAATCCGCCTCTGCACCCCCTTCGTATATTTATCAAGGTCCTCGCTTTTTGGCGCCTCTGCTTTTTCTTCTTCAACGACCGGAGCTTCCTCCTCTGACGCCACTTTAGCGTCGGTGCCGTCTTCATTCATTTCAACAGTGGCTTCTTGCTCGTCGTCGCCTACGTTGAACTCTAGCTCTTCGTTCTTGGGTTCGCTCATCCTATCTCTCCTTACATGTGAATAATGTCGTCAGGATCATTCACGATCCCAAGAATTTCATCGTCATTGAGTAGACGAATCTCACCGCCGTCTATCTGAATCCGAGAACCGGCGTACCGGCCAAACACTACCCAATCACCTTCCTTGCACCATGGCCCGTATGGGAACTTAGATTCGTCCGCATAGGCTAAGTCACCCATCTTCAAAACATAGCCAACATTAGTAGCAAGTTGGGTTTGTTTTTGGGTTTCAGGGGCAAGAACGATGCCTCCCTTTGTGGTCTTAGCGCCACGAAAAGGAAGAATAGCTATGCGCCAGCCTGTGGGTTTTGGGATAAGGTCAAGAACAGACTGGGATAGTCCCTCGTCTGCTACTTTTCCCTCTTGGGTATACGCATCGTCCAAAGTGGTTTTTCTAGGCTTCTTAGCCTCTTCTCTCCACTTCTCTTCGAGCGGGGTCAGTTTCTTCTCGGGTTCCATGTAGGCTCCTCTGGTTGGTTAGTCTTCGGAATATTTATTCAACTGTTGTCGAATAATTTCATCCACAAGCTTTATCCCTTCCAGACGGCCCATCATGAAACGGTAGCGCTCCATGTCAGAGATAGAACCATTAAGAATAATGGTTTCTGAATCTGTCTTTAGCTTTCTGACTTCTTTCAGTACGCTTTCAGCGAACTCAAGCATGGTCGTGTTTCCATGTAAGCAAACGGTTTAGTGCCACCGTCTGGAAGGCTTGCGTTAATAAATCTTAACGGGTCTATTACCGTCTCGCTTCTTAACGGTTCTAACTGCGGGCTTCTTTACAGAACCTCCGGCTTTTTTCTTAACGGGCTTACTCTTGCCTGCAGTGTTTAAAGCGATTGCAATCGCTTGCTCTCTAGGCTTACCCGCCTTCATTTCTGTACGGATGTTACTAGAGATGGTTTTCTGACTAGACCCTTTTTTCAAAGGCATTATCGGCCTCCTTGTTTAGGGGCATAAATTCTTTCTCTTGCAACAGCGGTTCGCTGGTCTGCGATTTCTTTCTGTGCCTGTATACGCGCCGCATTGTCTTGCTGGTTTGCCTGAATGCGTTGTTGATCAACCTGCAGGCTTTGTTGCTTGGCCTGAATATCTGCTTGGTCCTTAGCCGCGCGCTGCTGAAGCTCCTGTGCTTTGAGCGCTACAACTGGGTCTTCGCCTTGGCCTTCTCCAGAGAGCTGACCTTGCAGAGACTTCATTTCAATCATGTACTCGGCGACCCTAATAGAGATCATTGCCTCACGCTGCAGGTCAGAAATCATTCTGTCTGGGTCTTCACCGTACTGCATGAACAATTCTGCCTCAGTGGCCTCTTCCGCTTTCAAACGAATGTGCTGCAGAATGTGTTTTTGCAGTTCTGACGCAGCCAGAGGGTTAGCCTGAAGAAGAGGGGATAGCCCCATCATCAAGTGAGAAGCAATATGGGCGTCATGCTGCTGACCGGCAAAAGCCTTAAGCTCTTTGCCATCTGCCACGTCCATATTCTCACTAGCAGGGTCCTTCGGCATCTGATTAGTCTGAACCTTAAGAATGCCGTCAATGTCACGCACGTTCATGGCCTGATACACGCGGTAATACGCCTCGTACATGTTGTGCATCTGCGGAGCGCTTTGTGCCAGCTGTAATTGAGTCTGAGCAAGGGTAATGCGCTGGGCCGCAGAGAAGACGTTGGGGTCGGCAACCGGCAATACCGCTACCATGTGGCCAAAGTCTGCCTTTTTGACGCAACGAGAAGCACCGGGCACGTCATAGGGGTATTCATCAGGCAGGTAGTGGCCAAAACCTTCTGCCAACATTTCAAATTCTTGCGTCTGAGCGTAATACAAACGCTTGTGTATGGCCGACATGACCATAGAGCCACGTTCCAGCAGGGCCAGTGTGGTGCCCACAGCAGCCTGTTGGTTTCCATCCCCTACCTGCATATCAGCTATGCTTGCAAGGCGCCTTCCTGCGTCTACAGTGAAGCCTAAAAGGGTAAACAGTGTCTGAGAAGGCTCTTTATACGGCAAAGGCAGCAAGGAAGACGACAATTCAGCGCCTCCGGCGTCAATATCCCGCCATTCGCCCGGTTGAATCGGATTATCGTCGTCTGCAATGCGGGCGCCCTTGGCTTTAAAGCCTGCAGGGAGGTTGGCCAGTGTTCCTGCGTCCAAAAGTTGGCGTAGTGCCATAGTTGCAGTCTTCGAAAGACCACCAATCAGGTGCACAAAGCCCAAACCGTAAGAACCGGGACCTTCTACCAACACATAATGCACAAAATACTCGCGTCGGCACTTGTATTCGTCGTTCTCAAGCCAATTTCGACGAACGCTCACCACCTGACCACTGTTTTCATCAAGGGTTACTACGTATGGCAGTTTAATTCCGGTGGGCTTGCCTTTTTCGTCCTCGTCTTCGAAGCCCAAAATGTCCAAATCCACTTGGAACTCAAGCAAAAATATCTCTTCCGGCTCGCCTGTGTTAACCAAACCGGTAATTTTGTCCACAGAATAGCGAATTTGATCCCCACCAAGCGGGTTTTCGCTTGGTTCTACAGTTACATCAAGGTATTCGCCTGCAACAACGCGCTTTCTGAACTCGTTTGAATCCATAGAGATGCGGTGCGTAATGCGTGGGCACTCAGAAATCACGCTGGAGCCGTTGTAGGGGATATAAAGATCATCTGGTAGGACCAAACGGCTGACCATTCGGCCTAGCTGCTCGTCGTAATAGACCTTTTTAAAGGCTGAACCACCATATCCAACGTAAAAAAGCAGCTGATCGAACTCCGGCGTGTATTCTTTCATCACCGTCGTGATCTGGTAATTCATAAAATCCTGCACGCGTGACGCTTGCTGGACCTTATCTAGCGTTTCTTTGCCTAGAGTCTGTGTGCGGACAGGACCTCCGGCCGGCATTAGCTCTTTAAAAGCCTGAGATTGGAACTGAACAATAGATTCCGTCAGCATTGGGTGAACCGCACCTGCTGCACCGCGGAAAGGACGTGTTCTGTCCTCAATTTTAAGACCAAGAAGCTCCATTCCTTTGGAATACATGTCTTCCCAGTCAGAACGCGAAGACTTATCCGCCTCGAACAACGCCAAAAGGTCCAGAGAAATCTGACCTAGCTCGTCTTCGTCGATTACTTCTGCAAGATTGCTGTAGAAATCGACATCGTTTTCTTCGCTTACTTCAACGACAGCGCTACCATCGTCTTCAAGGATGACCTCTATGTCCGGCGCATCCTCTTCCATCATCTCAATGATGTCAGTTACGGGCGCTAGGTTTACTACCTTGTCTATTGCCATGTCGTCGTCCTAGAGGTATTTGCGGTTATCGTTATGTACGCGTTCTACTGAACCGCCATGCTTAAAATATCTGTCACCCTGTGGTGTCTTTACCAAATGCTCTGGGCTTTCTACAGGTATTGTCTGAGGCTTCTTAGCCAGAACTAATGGACCTACCTGTATGACCTGTTCAGCAGACTTAACCGGCATGCCATCAGTCTTCTGGTAGAAATAACTGTGGCGGAAAGGATTCATGCCAACCTCAACCCAATCTGGATCGTTGGTCCTAATGATTTCTTCTGCCATCGCCCTGACATCTTCAGGTGAACGATTTTCCCACGAGCCGTATACCCTAGCAATGGTGCTCTTACTTGCAGGCTTGCCACTTGGCATTTCGCCTGCTGCAATGTTTAAGCCGCCTTTAGCACTGGACTTAAACTCGACATTGTTGAGTACAGCCGCTTGTCCGTATCCTATAGCTTCTCCGCCTGACTTAGTTCCATCATGCAAAGAAACTACCCATGTGTCATAAGACTCATAGGCAGGTATATCTAAGCGTGATGCTACAGGAGTGCCATCGGGGATGTCTACGTTTACCCCTACAATACCTGCTGATTTCTCTGGGTTTTTAGTCAGAGCCATCGCAATGTCTTCAAGGGTAGGCATTTGTTGGACCGCGGCTAATGGCTTAATAGGCTGAAACTCTCGAACAATCTCTTGGTATTGCTCGGTGCTTATCTTGCCTTCACGTAACTGTTTTGCGGCTTCTTGAACCTCGGGGACCCGAGTTTGCCTAACGCCAGAATGGGTAGCTCGCCACTGCGCTTGGGACTGTTCAGTAATCCCTAATTGCTTTTGGGCGTCTTGGAGGGACCCAGATTGCGTATTCCCTGCGCCACGGCTGCTCGGAACTGCTTCCGACGCGCTTCTATTTCGGGACTGAATGTCGCCTGTGATGGCGTCGTAGAGCTTTTGGTCGATTTTTCCGGTTTTATAGTATTCATCTACTACCTCTAAGCTTTCTTTCAACGCTGTATCATAATCCATTTCACTGAGATTATCTATGGTCGTCTGGAATTGCTCGCCTTTAGCGCCTTGGTTGTTCCATATCTCAATATTTACTCGAGGATCATCCGCGTATTTTTCCGTTAGCCTCTTAATTGACTGCCTTGCACCTCGGTGACCGTCTAAGAATACGTCTAATGGGACGGGACGACCTTCTTCAATCGCGCGGTTCAACATCTGGACAATCGCTTTTTGTGGGTCACGGTCAATATAAATGATTTCAACCGCTTTACCAGAGTCCGCTGCAGCATCAATCAAGCCAACAGACTTATCAAAATCGGCTAGCGTTCCGTCCATTACCAAGTCAGCGGCGTCTTCTGCAGCATCAGTCAAGCCTGCAGACTTACCTGAGGCGGCTCCTCCACCGGTGAATACCCAAACGCCTTCTTGGCCCATGTCATCGGCTAGTCGCTGTTGGTACATGACCTTGTTCAACTCGCTAGCCGGCTCGTGTATGTTTTTAGCCAATGATCGGTCTTTCAGATAATCAGGACTTAGCTCGCGCACGAGGTCAGCGTTTAGAATCTTGCCGCCCTTGGTCTTCGGTATGAGCTTGTACTGTTCAATCGCAGCCTGTGGGTCCGCGGCAATCTGCTCGTTAAAACGAACAGCGATAGGGTCGTTTGCTACAACAGGGTCCGCTCGTAGTTGTTCAGAGGGATAAACTGTAGGGGCACGGGCCTCTGGCACTTGGGCCGTGGTCGGCGCTATCTCATCCAACATGCGTGCAGACTGAGTCGCGGCTGTTTCTGCCGCTTCGATGCCTGCCTTAGCAGTGCGCTTAGCTGCTCGAGCGCCCATGCCGGCTAGCGGCACTGCACCCGCCGCGGACAACGCGACTATCTGCTCGTACATCCTAGCTGATTCCGTGTCCCCCGCAGCGCGGGCCTCGTCGGCAAGATCAGAATACTTGTCAACGTCCATGCCTGAACGTATCTCACCTATCACTGGCGCCATGTCCAATAGGAAGCCTATGGGGTCATCGCCAACGCTTTCTTTTACGGCTTTTCCCATGCTGAGCGCATCAAGACCTAATTGTGTAGTAGCTCCTACCGGAGACTCAATTAGTCTTTCGCCATAGCCATAAATGCTCGAGGGTATTTCTTTAACGCCGCGAAACAGGTTCGCTAGCATGCCTGCACTTTCAGTGTCCCCCTCGGCAGTGAGTTCTTCACTGCCCTCAGGCTTTTTTACTTCACCGCCCTCCGCGTAAGGTCTGCCGTACCTAAAGTCGACTGGCTTCACGGTCATCGGGTCGTTAAGCGAACCTGTTGAGACATTAACGCCTCGCATGTCCTCAGCGTACATTGGCACATTTTCAGCAATCTCAGCATAGCCTGTGGTCCCCGCAGGGCGAGCCCCGAACCGCGTGCCGAACTGTTGATAGTTAGCCGCGTCCTGTTGTGCTTGCTGATTCGCCTGCTGCTGCATGAGTGCAAACAGTTGTGAGCGTGACAGGCCTCCACCGTAGCTGCCTGTTTGAGACAAGAGCGGTTCAAACGCGCGATAGGCTTCTTCGTTACCGCCGACCAACTGGCGCAGGTCCTGCGCCGCACGGCCTTGGTTATAACGACGAAGGTCCTCTGTCGAAAGCAAAGAGCGCGGCCGGCTGGTTACCGTAGGGGGTGTCCAGCTGAATCCTGATCCGGTAGCCGAGATCAACGATGCAGCAGGGGCGTAGTCAAAGCCTGTGAGCTGCTGTGTGCCCATTACATCTTCAGTGACCTCGGTCCGTGGCGCGCTTTCCCTGAAGGCAACATCCAAAGAAGGCTCGCCGGGGGCAAACACACTGGTGTTATCCGGCAACGGCTGATAAACAGTAGGAGGCACGTACTCTGCTTGTGTCTGAGGGAACTGCTCAGCACTTACTGTAGGCTGTTCTGGAGTAACTGGAACAACGGAAACAGGGGTAGGCTCTGGCTCTGGCTCTGGTATATTAAATAAGATATTAGGGTCGATGCCTACACTTGCGATGTCTGCCAAGGACAGGCCCTGTGTTGTCGCTACCTGCTGCGCGTAACGACGCTCTTCAGGGCTGATATAGTCATCTGCCATAAAGTCAGCGAGAATCTGTTGAGCCTGACCGGCATACACGTCACGGTCCACACCCGCTAGACGGCCCTCGCCAGCAAAGGCTGAGCCGGTGGTTCCACCTAACTGAGCCGCGGTCAACGGCGCGCCACTGGCGAAGATCGCGTCGATGGTGGACTGCTTTACGCCCGCGTTCAACGCGTCCTTGATGCTGACGCCGGACTCAATAATGGCGTTGTAGGCTTTTTCCGGGCCCCATGAGCTAGGGTCCTCGGCCAGCTCATCAAGAATGCGCTGCTCTGTAGCGAGAAGGTTAGCGTAGTATTGATCTACAGTGCCCGTTTCTCGAGCGCGTCTCATGGCCTCGGATTCGATGTCCGCGGCCCACTGGCTGTCGGCATACAATGCAGGGTCTCCGCCATTGGCCATAGAGACAGGCAAACGAGATAACAGCTCTCGCGCAGATTGGTTGGCCATAAGGCAGCCCTCGAAAAGAGATATAGTTTTGCTAGTTTAGGGCTAATAATACTCTGGAACAAGGCTCTCCGTCGACTCTTCTTCTTCCTCGTCATCGTGCAGCTGCACGAAGTTACCTGCCCTGAAGCGCATCAATGCCTGAGTAGTGCTGTCTACTAAGTCGTCGTTGTCGCCATTGGGGAATGCAGCACACTCCTCGATTAGCTCCTCCGCCCACTGCGTTTCAGGTGCCCAGACCATGCCGGACTCGAGGATGGGGGCTACAGAGTTGGCGCGCGATACCTTGTCCTGCCCCGCACGACGGCCGCCGGGTGAATACATCGTGACAGGGATGCCCATTCTTCGCAGCTCCTGTTGTAGCGTGATACCTGTCGCCTTCGCCTCGATCAATACGTTATCGGGCTGCCAATAGTCGTATTGGTCCTTGGCAATACGTTTGAGTTCAGGAAAGTCCCAACGACCTTTACGCATGTCAATCAACAAGATGCTTGGTCCGTGGTCCTCGGTCGGATAGAAAACGCCCCACGTCGTAATGACAGAGAAGTCCGCTGTCTCCTTCTTCGAATAGGCTGTATCGTAGGATTGAATGATGTACTCGAGACGAGGCATGTAATCCTTGTCCCAGATTCGCCAATACTCTCGTTTAAGAATCGCACCCTCGTCAGAGGTGGGACGCTGCTGGTACATGGCGTTCCACTTCTGCACTGACATCGACGCACGAACCGCACGGAGCTCGTCAAGTTCCCAGAAGCTTGGCCACAGGGCGTGCTCATTAGGCTCGCCTTCGTCGAAGATGGCTGGAAACTCGATAACCTCCCACTGGTCCGCGTTGCTGTTAGATTGAGCTTTGAGTAGTCGGGCCGTTAGGTCCTTAGTTCCCCACCTAGTCATCACAATAACAATAGCGCCGCCCGGCTGCAATCGAGTTCTTGGGCCAGAGGTGTACCAGTCCCACGCGTTGTCCAGAGCCAGCTGAGACGCCGCGTCCTGCTCAGAGTGGGGGTCGTCAATAATCAACATATCTGCACCGCGGCCCGTCATTGCACCACCGACGCCCACGGCAAAATACTCTCCGCCATCGTTAGTGTCCCACCTTCCGGCGGCTTTACTATCGGCCTTCAGGGCAACGTCAGGGAAAACCTCCTTGTACTTGTCGAGGTCCATGAGGTTACGCACTTTACGGCCGAAGCGGACAGCGAGCTCGCCAGTGTGCGTTGCCTGAATGATCTTGGTGCTTGGACGACGGCCCATGATGTAGGCAGGCAGGAGATATGATGCGAACTCCGATTTGGTGTGTCGGGGAGGCATGTTGATGATTAGGCGCTTCAGCGTGCCGTTGGCAATACGATCAAACGCCGCGGCCATCTTTTCGTGGTGGCTAGACAGGATGGCTTCAGGCCACACGTAGCGAGAAAAGCCTAAGAATGTGGTCTTGGCGCTGTCCTGTGCTTCCAGCAGAGCTAGTCGATACTCAAGTCGAAGACGTTCTGCCTCGACGTCATCCGGCGCAGTGATTGTTTGCATAAAGTTCCTAGTCTTCTTTCTTGACGATGCTCAGTATAGCAGCTTCCTGATCCTCTTCTTCATATTCTTCGATAAGGGCGAGGACCTCCCTTATTTCATCCACGGTGTAGCGCCCCCGAGTGTATTTAACCACTGCAAGTATCAGCTGGGTATACGAATACTCTTCTTCCATACAAAACCGGTTTTAAAAAATTTTGCTAAAAATTTTTGGGCGGTTTGATTTTCAAACAAAAGGGGGTGGGGTGCAAGAAGGTTCCACGTGGAACCTTAGGCCAAAACTGTTTTGGGCCAAACTATTTATACGAAATCGGGCTAAAGCTCCGCCGCCACGCTGGCGGGCGGGGGTGCGCGGCCCCCGTCGAGCGAGCGTTCGCTCGAAATCCCGAATCGGCACCAAGGGACCCGCTATTTCCGGTAATCATAATTACCGGAAATAGTGATTCGTTTAAAATCAACCACTTAGCTGTTTCCGAGGCCCGTGGTCCATGCAAAACACTACATCTTGTGGTCGCCCCGGTCCGTGGCCCATGACTCGAGGGCCTCCATCCCCGGCCCGGGAGGGCGGGAAGACCGCGCCGCGGGCCGCGGGCCGCGGGCGCCCCGGGGGCCGGCCGGGCGAGGCCCCTTTCCTAGTTTCTCCAGAGGGCGCCTAAGCGACGTTGTGGTCAGGGCTTAGGGTATGCGCGCCTTTGTCTTAGCGTCGCTCCTGCGAGCTCTCAGGCATCATACTGGCGTCATCGTAAAA